TTATTTTATTAAGACTCTTGTATCTGTAAGAATTTCAATAAGTTCTTGCTTGCAGGTGGGCATTTTGCCTTCATAAAGTTTTTTTGTTGGCAAGGTGCTCAAATCTTCGATGACCATTCCTATGGGATGTCCTTCAGAATCATAATTTTCCCCATCATTTACGGCATAATATATTGCAATGGAATTTCTTGTCGCAAGACATTCTTCCTGCTTATCTTGAGGTTCATAACCTAATAATTCTAATTCTTTTTCAATGTTAAATACTTCCATAATACTGTTTATTTAATATTTATTGATTATATATTCTATTTCTCCAAATCTGATCCGCTTGCAATAGCACATGTTGCATTGCCTTCCTCTGGGACAAGTTTTTTAATTTCTTTAATTCTCCCTTTTAACTCACCGACTTCCATGAGTAGTTTTTTATTTTCATTTTCAAGCTGATTATATTTCTCAATGAAAAAAGAGGAATCGATGTTAGCATTTTGAACCTTATTATTTTCAAGTAAAACACTTCCTTCTCCCGTTATAATTCTCATGATATTTACAGAAGGATATTTGATATGTATATTTAGCAATACTTCCGTTGTAATGTCCTTCTTCAAATTCGCAATATAGGGACGACTCATACCAATAGTAGTACTCATCTCGCTTGCAGAGATGTTTAGAGCGTTGCATATATCTAAGAGACGCTGTTTAATCATACTATAGTCCTAATAGATAATAAAAGTTAATATGATAAATATATTTATTCTCATATTTTATATTGATAAATATATTTATCATATTTGCATCGTGTTAATTAATTCACGTAGCTAAGTTAGTTAAACGAGAGTTTAAATCAATAGAAAACTTTAATTATTTATCAATTATGGTATTTACAGACTATATGAAGAGCCTGCCTAATCAACAGCAAGAAACTATCAAAAAGTTGGCAGAGTTGACCTATTCGACTCCGGCAGCAGTGTATCGGTGGATAAATGGTGAGAATAATCCTCCGCTTATAAAGCAAAAGGTTATTGCCGAATATTTGAATAAAAGTGTAGAAGAATTATTCCCACCTAAGGATGTCTCAGATAACTAACATCGAATTCTACAACACGCCCGAAGGGGATGTGATGATGAAGGAGTTTGGACAGCCAGCGGTTGTACTTAAGGATTCCGATAGGCCGACCATTGAATATATGCTTTCCGTTATCCGGGATCGATACCCTAAAGCACATGCCCGGCTGATGCAGCTCTATTCTGCCAGCACCATGAACCGGTGGCATTATGAATTTCGGGTAGTCCACCGTTTCATCCGCTGCAACTTTGGCGAATATGACCAATATAACCTTGACATCAACAAGGATGGTCTGTTTGTATTCGAGGAAGTCAAATGCCCGTTACGGGGTGAATGCGAACATGAAGGCGTGATTTGTCGCCCGGAGCTTAATACAACATTGACAGACCGCGAGATGGAGGTGTTCCGGCTCATAGCCTCCAACTGCCAGACGGATGATATTGCGGCAGAACTGCATATCTCGCCTTGTACGGTAAACCGCCATCGGGAGAATATTAAAGCGAAAATCAGGGTTCGCAATGTCGCTGAGATGGTTTCTTACTGGCATCAGAACCAAATGAAATAATTAACCTATAAAATAAAATGAATATGGAATTGAATATTGAGAAAGCGAAAGCATTGTTTCCGGATGCGATTAAATTGCAGCTTCGCATTAATGGACCGGCTACTGTTGTGGATATACGCCGTTTGTTGCCTAATAGTGTCGTCATGTTATCCTGCAAGATTAGCAAGAACTACGCGAACGTCATTTACAGCGAAGGAGCTGCGAAACGTATGTTCCCGGATGTTTCCAAACTGTCCGGAGAAGTGAGCATTGATAAACATCGTATTGCCTATATCTATAGGGATGGCAAGAGAAAAGGTGTCAAACTCTTGCTGAATTTCCTTCCGAAGTCAGATAGGCGGCTTATTGATATTCTGGAGATGTCATTCGGGGATAAGATGGTGCAAGTGAGCGAGTATGCTGAGTGCGATATGGGTTGCATCTTCTTTGAGAATACAGAACCAGAGGATGTGGAAAGGGTCTTGTTGGCCTATTGAATGAGTAATGGAAAATGCAAATGATATGACTATGAGATATTTTATAGACAACATCAAGACTTATGCCAGTGTCAACAAAAAAGGCAGGGCATTACAGATATACGTGCAACAGTTTGACCGCCATCTGATTGCCGATGAATGCTCGCTGGATGCACTGAAGTGTGACATCGAGCACCAGATTAAGGCTATGAATGAGAAATACCCACGCAGCCGTCCGGTTCGGCTCGAGGTATATGAGAATGCCAAGGGTGGACAGTGGACTATTCTTGTGGAGCATGACAGCGACAGCATTGTCTGCATCATATCCTATGAAAAGGTGATGGGCTATTATACCTTGGCAGATAAGATAGATGAATTTGCAAAAATAGGACAGTGATGAGTAATGTGATTGTTTTTTTATGGACATCTCTGATTGTATTGGTGGCCGCCTTGATACTATGTGTTTGGGCAATGCGGAAAGCATCCGGCTCTTACCGATGCCTCTTTCTCTTTGATATTATCATTTTGATGATAAATATTGGAATAATAGGATTTGCAATGGGGTGTCTATCTAATATGCGGTAATATGAGAGATTTGAAAATGACAGATTTCCCGACATATCCTTGGGAGACCCTTGACGTATATCAAGAAAACAGTTACTGTTACAATATCCGTCCTGGCCAACATGTCGTTGGAGATTTATTCGACGATTCCAAGACGAAGCTGGTATCATACAACAGAAAATCACATGTGCAGATAATCTGCGTATGCGACCCCTACAAGCCGCCTTTCTATGCGCGTGAATGTATGTATGGTATATATTCGGCGTGGAAAGAAATCGAAGAGGACATCTTTAACTTGGAGCTGATGGGGTATTCTACCAAGCAAAAATTTCCACCCCTATGTACATCACACCATTATTTTTAAAGTATGAATGAGAATGAATTAACCAAAGGTGTTTGCCGTATTTGTGGTTGTACCGATGACGATCCTTGCTTTAATCCACGAGTAGGCAATTGTTGGTGGATAGATGAAACGCACACCTTGTGTAGCCATTGCGCTGATGAAGAATTAAGCTGTGACCCTGAAACACGGCACTGCATTAATAGCACTTTTGAATCAGATGAACTAATAAAAAATGAAGATTTATGGTAACGAAAACAACATTCAAAAAGAAGTTCCCGGACGTTAAGGTGCAGAAGCTGCAGACCAGCGTTGTCTTCAGCAGGCAGCAGGTAGAAGAAACCGTATTGAAGATGTGTGATTCTCTTGGTGTCGGACTGCTCTATTATAATTATGCCAACAGATGGATAACCGTCTACACTTCCGAAAAAATGAAAAAGGCATTGGACTCGATGAAACCGGGTTCAGAGGTCTTTCATGAGCATTATGGGGCCTATGGCAAGGTAATGAGCGAAAAGCCTTTTGTCATTTGTGGAGAATTGTGTATCAGGGTTGACTTCGGAGGAATGCTGGAAAGTGGAGCATACAGTTGTACATGTTTTGTAATATGACGATATGAGTAAGGACTATGAGAATACATTATTTCTACAAAAAAGATTACCGTAAAGGTTTCTATGACCTTACGATTGTTGCCTGGTTGGAAGAAAAAACAATATCCAGGCAAGGAGATGCCAGGTTGAGTTTTAAAGAACTGGAACGCCTTGACATTTTGATTTCCAGAAGTCCGGACTTTCAGGCCCATAGAATTAACCATAGCTTTGGAAAGAATAGTTGTATAGGACATTCTGCTTCTACTCGTAAAAAACTGGTAGAGGATATGGGAAAATGGGGGCTTAAGCCTATTGACAGGCGGAACTATGAAAGATTTCGGAAAGTAGCCCTTGCGCTTTACTATAAACAATCCTTGATTGATTTCTCGTCTTTCAAAGGGAAGCAGACATATACTATCCGTACAATAATTGGAGATTGACGTATGATATTAAATAAGAAAGGAATAAAAGTATGATTTTTAATAAACAGCTTACAGAGAATATCACTCTCCTCTATGGTGAGTTGAATAGTTGGAAATACGATGATAATGATGTTCAGTATCCTATAATGTACTATCTCGTATTTACGTTTTATGGACATGAGTACGAAGCTTACTTCTCACACAAGCGGTTACAAAATGGTGACTCAGAACCTGTATCATTATCTGGGGATACCGAACTGTTTGATAGCTTCAATAGGAAGCTGGAAGATGGTGATTTTTTGGAAGAAATCAAACAGGCTTGTGCAGATATTTGGGCTGATGAAAAAGATATGGATGATTAACATATAACAAAATAAATAATAGTATGGCATGCAATTGTAGAGAACAGATAACGAAAATGATTCGTGAGCAATTAGGTGATCCATTGGCAAATATTCGCGGTGTAATATGTTTTGGTAAAGATGGTGTTGTCCAGTTCAAGCCGACGGTTGCTATCACGTATCGGAAAAAGAAAAAGGATGGCAGTTTTTGTAAGGCGCAAAGTGAGATGGAACTTTCATACGAATACTGCCCGTTTTGCGGACGTAAATTTGAGGAAGACAAAGAAATTAAAAAGGAGGACAAACAATGAAGAAAGGTCAGAAAGTACGCATTCTGCGTACCAATCAGGTAGCGACAATCGTCGAAGTGGAATTGATTCGTAAAGGTGGCAAGGTACATCGGTACTGCCATCTGAAGACAGATAACAAGCCGGACTTGTGGTTAGACTCTTCAGAACTTGGCAGCGTGGTGGAGGAAGTGAAGGTCTCGGTAGTTGATGACCGGAACCGGGAACTGCACTTGGCTATATGCCAGGACTACTCCAAGGATAAGATAACACTACATCTTACCGGCAAGAATCCGGATAATCTGAAAGAAGCTTCCGGACTATATGCGAGACTGATGAACTTATTCATTGGGAGCCTGAAGGAAACGCGGGAACTGTAGGAGCGGATAACGTCCTTGATAACTCTCCTATAAAACAATTCCTTTGTACAGAATTAAATCATCCGCAATATGATTAAAGCTGCCGATATCTATAATGCTACCCATGATGGGTTAGACATTATTTTGTACTATTACCCTCAGGCAGAGGGGTGTATAGACAATAAGAAGAAATTCAAGCGTCGTCCCGATGAGGATGACGCCTCTGCCTGCCTCAAGAAATATGATGACTGCTACAAGGTCACTGATTTCGGGGATTCTGGCACGGCCATGAGTCCTATTGACATCTGCATGAACGAAGAGAATGTACGTTTCCCGGAAGCGGTTGCCTTGCTTGCTTCCAGGTATAACGTGACTGATGAACTCAAACGTTCTGTCAATAAACCGGATATTCGCAAACGTCCGGCTACGGCTGATGAAGCCGAAGGTGCCAGGTTCTTCGAGCTTGAAGAGAAGTTTACCGATGCACAGTTGCAGGTGCTCGGTCCTCGGGTCAGGCAGGAGCACGTCGATGCGCTTCACTGGTATGTGGCCAAATCCATATCCTATGTCCGCAACCGTGAAGTCACCACTAAATATACTACGCCTACTTATCCTATCTTCATGCGTGAATGTGCTGTTACGAAGAAAGACGGCAGCACAGACAAGTTCTATAAGGTATATGAGCCTCTGAATCCGGATAAGCAGTGGCGCTTCAGCTATACGCCCGATGGGGTGAAACCCAAACAATACATCAACGGTTTTGCCGAGCTGCAGAAGGCTTATCGGGATTACAATGCCCAGGAAGAGAAACTGTTTTTCAATGATCCGAAAAATAAGGATGCCCAATACAAGGAACAGAAGCTGAAGGAGGCCTTCATCTGTTCCGGAGAGCGTGATGCCCTTTGCATCCGCGCCCTCGGTTGTCATCCGCTATGGTTCAATAGTGAGACCTACAAAGTCACTCCTGAAGAGATTAAGGAAATTTATAAATATGTGGAGCGTATTTACAATATTCCGGACATCGACGACACGGGCGTTCGCAAGGGGACGGAACTGGCCCTGCGTTTCCTCGACATATATACGATATGGCTTCCCGGATGGTTGCGGGGCTATCGCGACCAACGGGGCAAGCCACGCAAGGATTTTCGTGACTTTGTGGATTTGCGCCCGAAGCAGGAGGATTTCCGTAACTTGCAGACATTGGCCATGCCTGCCCGCTTCTGGGTGGATAGCTGGAGTGAGCGGAGCCGGAAAACAATTTATGAAGTAAACTCCGCTTACTTGCATTATTTCCTCACGTTGAATGGATTCTATACACTGAAGGATGACAACTCCAAAGATGCGAGGTATATACACCGTAACGGTTGTATAGTCAGTGAAATCAAGGCAAAGGATATTGTGGCATTTCTCAAGCGGTTTACCATCGAGCGTTATCTTCCGGTAGATATTCGTAACCTGATTCTGAACTCTCCACGTACCGGAGAATCATCCTTGGCGCAGCTTGATGAAATCAACCTGGACTTCCGGAGCTATACCCCCAAGGAGCAGTATATGTTTTTCAAAGGTGAGACCTGGGAAGTGAGTAAAGACGGTATCAAGTCGCTACATGGGCAGATACCTGACAACCGCAGCGCCTGGGAATCAAATGTGATACCTCATAAGGTGAGCATTCTTCCACCCATGTTCGAATGGTCACACAGAAAGGATTCGGAGGATAGGGATGTGTTTGATATTACTGTCAAGGAGCATAAGAGCTGTTTCTTCAATTATCTGATAAATACCAGCCGTCTGTATTGGCGCAATGAATTGGAGTATGCCTGGAAGGACAAAGGGGTAGACGAAGCTGACAAGTACCGGGCAGAGCATAAGTTTGACATTGCCGGGCCGCTGCTTTCCCGGGATGAGATACGAGAGCAGAAGCAGAACCTGCTCAATAAGATGTTTGCCATCGGTTATAATATGCACCGCTACAAGTCGCCTTCACGCGCGTGGGCACTTTATGCGATGGATAACAAGATAGGTGAGGATGATGAGTGCAACGGGCGTAGCGGCAAGAGCTTTCTGTTCAAGACATTCCGGTTCTTCATGCGGACGGTCAATCTCTCCGGACGTAATCCCCGCCTTCTTGATAATCCCCACGTGTTTGACCAGGTAGATGTACATACTGATTTTGTTTTGGTGGATGACTGTGACCGTTATCTGCCGATGAGCCAGTTCTATGACAATATCACTTCCGGTATGACAGTCAACCCCAAGAACAACAAATCATTCTTTATAGAATTTGAAGAATCCCCCAAGTTTGGTTTTACCACCAACTATGTACCGCGTGAATTCGACCCTTCTACCTCGGCACGTATGCTGTACATGGTATTTTCGGACTATTACCATCAGAAGACCGAAGAAAACGACTACCTCGAGAGCCGGACCATTCGTGATGACTTTGACCGCAACCTGATGACGAATACCGACTATGGAGAGGAGGACTGGAACTGGGACTTGAATTTCTTCGCCCAGTGTCTTCAGTTCTATCTGGCCATGGTGGACCGTAATGTCAAGATACAGCCTCCGATGGATAATATTCTCAAGCGCAAGCGGAAGGCTGACATGGGGTCTGACTTCGAGGATTGGGCTTACTGCTATTTTTCCGAGGATGGTGAGAATCTGAATACGCCTCTTGTACGTGAACAAGTCTATGATGATTTCATTGTCGCATCCAAGTCGAAAAAGGATTTTTGGAAAATGCAGCGCTTCACCAAGGCTTTGCGCAGCTTTTCTGAGCTATGCCCGTATATTGCCGAGATGAATCCCGCAGACTTGTTGAACAAGTCGGGGCGGTATCTTCAGAAGGTGGACGGCAAGACCAAGGAGATGATTTATATGCGTTCAAGACAGACGAATGGAGAACCGGCGGCATTCGTTCCTCAGGTAGAAAGTGATGATGGAAACGCTCCGTTCTGATTACATTAAGCATTATGACCGGTTTCTGCCGGAGATGCTGCAAACGGAGCAGTCGGCTGCCTATATCCGTCAAGTTTATGACTATCTGGAGCTGATGAAGCCGGGCACCATCCTGAAACTTCAGGCAGACAAGGAGGAGCTCCCTTGGATGCTTGTGGCCGTTGGCGCATTTCTTCCTGCACAAGACCATTGGATGGACTTTGAGTTGAACGACGATTATACCAGGCTGCGACGGAAGCCGCTACCGCCTAATTTCCGCGAGGTCATGAAGAACCGACATCCGGTATAGGAGTCACACAGTGAAGCCGTGGGCACAATTGTCCGCGGCTTTTACTATTCAATAGGACGCCGGGCATACCTTTGCCTTTGGGTTTCCCACTCCCTTTCCCTATTTTCTACCAAATTATTGTAACTCTGTAACCGATGTTTGAAAAAGAAGATAAATCATTTATAAACAATAAGTAACAAAGGTTACATCTTAGGTAACAAACATTGGTTACAAAAAATAAGGGTTTGTTACTTTAGTCGTATGAGTGGGATATCGGAGTCAATGTCACAAATTTGATTATTGGTAACAAATGGGTATTGTGAGCTTTGTTACAATCTTTTTGTTTGATAATCAGTGAAATATACTCGAATGGTTACACGTTACAAAGTTGCATAATTTTCTAAGCAAAATACTCAGAACACTGTATGGAGCAGAAGATATAAGAGCATGTGGAGTTAGCAAATGTAATTATATTTTGTATTTTGACTGTTTTGGCGCTGATTTTGGATAAAGTGTCTGTATTTATGTGTATATTTGTCTGCATATAAATGATTTACCCTATGAGACCTAATGTGATAATAGAGTTGAAGCCTTATCTCCATGACTATTTGTATCATGAATTCGGGTGCAGGCCTACTGATGAAGGTGTGAATGTGACTGCTGCCAATGATATTGGCAAGTTCATTCAGGCCATGGTCACTGTTACGGACAGACCGCCCAAGCAGGCTATCAAGGAGCATCCGATAACGTTGTATCTTCCTATTCAGGAGTGGAACCATTTTATTCTGCAGGAGAACTTCATCTATATACCGGAATGGAAACAGCGTATGCTCCAGAGCTATATCGAAGCCTCTTTCCGCATACGTGTTCGGGAATACTTTGTTGCTGGCTATGAGAAGGGGTATAAGCAGGACCGGATTATCCGGGCGTTCCTGATGGCATACAATATCAAGAACAATGCCATCAATTACGATGCTGTCAAGAAGTTCGACTACCGTAATAGGCAGCGGATGGTCAAGGAGGTGAATAGGGATATTCAATTGTCGCTGTTCCCTTGACATTTTTTAGCAGATTAATTATTAAGTAAAAAGCAGATTTTCAGATAAATAACTCTTAAAATATAAGTGAGAAATGAATATCGGTGACAAACGTGCCCAAATATGTGCCATGGGATTTATTCCGGTTGCGGCCTCGGTGGTCAAAAATATGCCGGGTGTGGAAACGATTCAGGTTTCAGGAGAATGGACGCCGATTCCGGTCTCTTCCGGGGAGTTCAAGGAAAAGAACGTTGCCGGGGAATTGACGGAGCAGGAGCTGAAAGCGGTGGTTACTGATACGGGAGCCTTATTTTCCAATTCGCTGCGTGATTTGCTTTGCCGGGAGGGACTGGTCCGCTTGAAATTCACCAATGGTACCGAAAGGGTGGTGGGAACCGACCAGTTCCCGGTAGTGGTGACGCTTCAGGAATCTGGTTCTCCGGCAGCCTTTACCCTCTCTTTCAAGCGCAGCAGCCCTGAGCCGGCCAAAATATTGAAGTCCTTTTAAGCGGTTGGTGCCATCGTACCTTTGTATCGGATTAATAAGGTACAAAAGATAATGGCATTTTCAAACTTATATAGTGCAGTCTGCCGAGGCAAATGGTTCGTTTCCTTCCGCGAGGTGGAATCGAACTTGTTGCTTGTAAACAGACTGTTGGAGCATGGCATAGACAATCAGGATAATAGGATACTTGCCGACAGAGAACCAGTTCCGTTGATGATTGCGGCAGCGGGCGGCCGAACGGCAAGGCTTTCCGGTGGTTATGCTGACGCTCCCAAAGGCAGTACGGCTATTATTCCCGTTCATGGTACCCTGCTTAAATACGGTACCTATTGCAGCTATGGTACAATGGAGTATGCCGACCTCATCCGCGAGGCGGCTGATTCCTCGAATATTTCTTCTGTTTTATGTGACATCGATTCCGGTGGCGGTGCAGTGGATGCCATTGCACCGCTGGTCGATGCCATCCTTTATGCGCGTGGCAAGGGCAAGGCAGTGGTGGCTCATTGTGACCTCTGCGCTTCTGCCGCTTATTATGCCGCTTCCTATTGTAACGAAATCATTGCGGCCAATGAGGTGTCTGCCGAGTTCGGCAGTATAGGTGTGATGATGAGTTTTCCGGATTATGCCAAGTATTATGAGAGTGCAGGCATCAAGGTGCATACCATCTATTCCAACCTCTCTGATTACAAGAACGCTCCTTTCGAGGCAGCCAAGAAGGGGGATTATGCTTCCATCCGTGATGAGGAACTGGACCCGTTGGCCCGCGACTTCCAGGAGAACGTCAAGAAGAATCGGGGAAATTGCCTGAAGCTGGAGACTGAAGGATTACTTCGTGGTCGGATGTTCTATCATAGGGAGGCGTTGGAAGTGGGGCTGATAGACGCTATCGGTACCCAGGACTATGCCGTACAACGTAGCCGTGAGATTGATTCGGAAATGACAATATACAATTATATCAACTCTAAATCATAGAATTATGTTTGCAAAAGTGATGAGTGTAGTGCTTGGTTTCTTGGGCATCTCTGCCTTTGCCAAGGATGAGAAAGGAAAATCCATCCTTCTCTCCGCACAGGAAGAAGAACTGAAGAACAAGTACGGTGCCGTATTCGTCGAAGCCTTCAAGAAGGACCTCGCCGAATTTGAGAAAGACGGCAGAAATGCTGAAAGTGCTGTGACCGATGAGGTGAGAGTGCAGCTGGAGGCTGAACGTGACAAAAATGCGCAGGAACTGGCAAAGGCACGCAAGGATTTGGCCGACCTCGATGCCAAAGTGAAAGCGCAGGAGAAGGACATCGCCTCGAAGGATGCCCAGATTGCCAAGATGGCCAAAGAACCTGTACCGGATGCGGGGCAGCAGGTTGCAGGAGACAAGAACGAAATGGGTAGCAAGTTCAAGCCGGACATGAGCCTGGCACACAACCGTTATTTGGATGCCGCGTTCAAGGGAGCGGCATATAGTGGTAATTCGACCATTGAGACTACCGAGCTTCAGAAAGAGTTCGGCAAGTATGTCTCTTCCGAGAGGTTGGAAATACTCAAAGGGCTGATGGGTACCACGGAGTCCACCAAGTACATGTCAACTCTGGTGACGGACAAAACAGAGGTTCGTGCGCAGCAGGCTGCCGTTGATTCAGTTCTCCAGCAGTTCGTACCGAAGTGGACGCCTAAGGGCAAATCGAAGTTCACTCCGTTGACCATCAAGAACTACAAGTGCAAGATAAACGTTCCCATCACTCCGTCAGACATTATGGAGGATATCCTCGGTTATCTGTATGATGAGAATCTGAAGCCGGAAGATATGCCGGTAGTCAAGTATATCTTGTATCAGCTTATCTTCCCGAAATTGGACGAAGAGCGTGAGGTTGCTTTGGCGATCGGTGAGTTCAAGGAGACCAGTGCCGTTAAAGATGGGGATGCCGCTACGGATGCCAACGATGTGATGGATGGCTATGTAACCCAGCTCAAGAAGCTGAAGAAGGCTAATAATGATAAGATTACCTGGCTGCTTGACGGTGAAAAGCTGGAAGACGCGACCTTGCTTGCCCAAATTGACAAGGCAGTGAGTGAGGTGAAGCCGCTGTATCGGAAAAAGACCATGTTTATCCATGCAGATCCGGATCTGGTGATACGTTACAGCAAGGCATACCGTGAAAAATATCCCTGGCTCAAGAATGAGGACGGTGAGAAAATCAGGGTGGATTTCTCCAGGTTCACGTTCGCACCGCTTGAGGGCATGCGCGGTACCGGAGCCTTCTTCATTACGCCGAAGGAGAACTTCAAGCATTTGCGCAGCCGTGACCCGCAGAGCGCCAAGGTTTGGATGCAGGGTGAGAACTACGACGTGAAGATATTCGCGGAATGGTGGGAAGCTGTCGGTTTCTGGCTGGCAGAAGCTATCTTCGCTTATCTGCCGCCTGAAGAAACAGACAGCTCTTCTGAGGCATCGTCCAGTTCTTCTTCCAGTTCCGGTGCAGGTGTTTAACTATATTAATATAGGAGGTACATATATGTCAGAAACAACATATTCAATGGTGTCGGTGCCCAAGAAGTCATCGAATGCCGGACGTCCGAAAGGGAAGAAGTCCTATATCGAGATTTTCCGCTGGGAAGACGTCAAGACTTATACGCGTGATGAGAAGGGAGTAAAGGTGACGGCATTTGAGATGATGCCAGGTAAAAAGCCCATAGCGGTGTATGCTACGGACTCCACCATCAACATCTACCACTCCAGCGAGGGAGAGGATGATGCACGTGGGTTCATCCACCATGTGGATTATGAACATCCGGGTACAGAGTTGGAACACGATGAATTCGTGAACAACAATATCAATGAGAATCTGGGGGCAATCGTGTTCGGTTGCTCTGGTGAGGATGCGAAGATTGCCGGTACGCCGTGCACTCCGCTGAAGATGACCAAGGCCGATTCCCAGGATAACAAGGAGGGTGACAAGAATACTATCAATTTGGCAAGTTCTTTACGCGGAGGTACTATCGGTCACATCGCCAAGAGCCTTGTACCGGCTACGGACAACGAAGAAATCAATGCCGTTTTGGGATTGGGTGAAGCGTCGTCTTCTTCCGGTGGTTCAGGAGTTTGATTCATTTCTGTTTTAAAGGTTGGTTATTGGAGAGAGGCGTTTGCAGTGCATTCGCCTCTCTTTGTGTCCTTTTACGAACTATGTGGAGACGATATTTTTGTATCGTATTAAAAACTTTAAATTATGGCAACAAAAAAGAAAACAGCTAAGACCGAGGATGTGGCCGTAGAACTGAAACCGGTAGAAGAGAGTGTGGAACAAAAGGATGTGCAGGCCGTCGATAAGGCGGTGGATGCGGTGGAGGAACCGGCGCCGGCGCGGTCGGTTCAAGACCATGTGACAGTGGTTATTCCTTATTGCAAGGAGTTTGCACAAGGCAAGGAACTGCTTTTTGCACTGCGTTCCTGGCAGAAGAATGTACGCTTCGGCATCAATGTGGTGGTAATCGGTGACCGTGAAGATTGGTTCAGCGAAGAGATTACCTTCATTGAGCACAATCGCGTCTCTGACAATGCACAGGTTGATACGCTGGCCAAGCTGAAAGTGGCTATGGAATCGCCCGAAGTGACCGGACGTTTCATCTGGACCAACGATGACATCTATGTGATGAATCCTATCGACCTGGCTCATGTGGCGCTGCCCAAAGTCAATGGAATGCTCGTTCCGCTTAGATTCAAAGGGCTTTATGCCGAGAATATGAAGCGGACGAAGGAACTGCTGGAAAAGAGTCAATTGCCTTGTCTGAATTATGGTACGCACACACCCATGTTGTTGGATAAGGGATGTCTGGCCGCCATGTTTGAGCGATTCCCTGAACTGGAGGAGGGGGGCTATCTGTTTACTTCCGTCTATTATAATTCTCTTCCTTATCCGACACAACCCGTATATCTCAACTGGCCGACAGACCAGGTGTTGCTTCCGGTGGTTTCACAAAAGCCGGATGAGAAGAAGGTACTCGACCTCTTATCCCGCAAGATGTTTATGAACAATGCGGTATCAGGGTATTCACCATGGTTGGAAAAGTTTTTGGAAGGGGTGTTTCCGGAACCGTCGGACTTTGAGGGCTGAAGGGCATTGCCGGAACCGTCATCACGGAAAGGACCCGAGTCTTTCCGTGATGAGTTTCCGTTTCTCAATGCCCCCGATTGTCCGATGGAGTTGGAGGCACTCGCTTCCCGCAAGTTCAGCAAATACCATGCCTATGTGCGGTTACATGCCAGGCTGAGGGATTGTACCTCCCTGCAGGAGTGTGCCGATGTCAGCCGCCAGGTGATTGACAGCTACATGGATAACCGTATGATATGGCAGGAGCTGAACTATTACAAGGAGCATCACACACTTTTGGGCAAGCATCCGGCTTTTGCGGAGTTCCGTCGACGCAGTGAGTTGCTCCATCTTCCGGTTAAGGAACTGGTTCGCCGCCAACAGCAGGTCCAGAACAATATCTGGCGGGTCAAGTCTGAGTTGGCCAAGGGTGACAAGCCGCATTTGGATGTTGTCCGTCGCGAACGGTTGGCAGGATATGAGAAGGAACTGGCCGACATTAACAGATTATTGGAATGAGCTATTACTTCAATCTTGAAGAATTGCGTAGGGAAATGTCTGATGCCCGCCTCTTCTCCCGTCGGTTTGAAACCATGTTGACATTCAAGCTGAACAGTTTGAAAGAGTTGTGTGGGCGGCTTCCACGGGAGAATGAGGCGTTTTTCATTGAGACAAAGAAAAGCTTTACGGCATTCACTTTCATTGTTTATCTGATTAAGAATGCCGGGCAGGTGAGGCACTTGTATATAGCGACCTATTCCACCAACGAGCGTATCATCAACGCGTTGCTCCGTTGGCGTGAAAAAGGGTTGATTGGCAGTATTCATCTGCATATATCGGAGACCATCAAGTTTCGTATGCCGAAGATATACGAGAGGTTGATGCAGCTCCATCAGGATGGAGAGATAGAGCTTTCATTTGCATGGAGCCACAAAAAGATTACCTGCCTGGACACATCGGCAGGTTTCTTTGTGGTCGAAGGCTCCGGCAATTATGGCGAGAATGCGATGGAAGAACAATACGTATTCCTTAAAAACAAAGAAGTATATGAGTTTCGTAGCGGACGAATTGGTTAAGTGGCGTGACAGCCCGGCATGGTATGACCGTATCGACCTGGACGAGTTCGAGCGGTTGGCAGGTATAGGCTATGAGCCGCGGCAGATTGCCATGTATTACCATGTACCGGAGAATGATTTTCTCTGGTACTTCAATTTGGTAGGCTCACCGTTGAAGTACCATTATGAACGTGGGCAACTGCTTCAACGGGCCAAAGAGGGGCTGGCCATGGCCGCCAGTGCGGAGACCGGTGACAATGTGACCCAGGCACAGCGGTTCGACAAGTTCCGTCAGGCGACCGGGTACCGCAATTCCATTAACAAGATATTTTATGACGATATAGGCTGATGTTCGATAAATCTTACTTTGAGACCTTGCAGGATTACCTTGCCTCCGGCTGCACCATGGAGTTGACGGACGAGGAACTGGACTACTACAACGTGCTCTATGCACTGGTAGGCATTAACCGTAAATATGGCAAGGATAATGCCGTGGCTTTTCTGATGCACGAACCGTTCAATGTGGAACGGATGCGTGCCCGACAGATGTATAGTGAGGCTATCAATCTGTTCTACCTTTGTGATACCATCGAGAATGATGCACACCGTAACATGATGTATGACAATCTGATGAAGGCGGCCCAGGTGGTACTTCAGAACGCCACCAGCGCCAAAGATATGGAGGTGTACGGCAATCTCACGGTACAAGCGGCAAGAATCAAGCAGTTGGATAAGCCCGACCCGATAAAGCCGAAGGAGATGGATGAGAAACCGATCAAGGTCTATGACCTCGACCCGAATGCGGTGGGATTGCCTTCTGCCAACCGCAACCTGCTCGCGGCACAGATTGACGGTATGCAGGATATTTCTGCACGGGAGAAGACTCGTCTCAAGAGAGATGCCAATATAATTGATGTTGATATAGAAGAGATGCTCGATGACCAGGAAGAAAAAACTAAAGATATCGGATGATGTGGAGGTGCGCTATTCCAACTGGATGGCGCAGCTCATTGCAGTGATGCAGCCCTGGTCGCTCTATTGGATTGCCGGGCGTGCATCAGCCAAAACGGTGCAGGTGTTGGCTGAACGGGTGCAGGAGGTGGCGCAGGACTGCCCTGGTGCACCGTTTGCATGGGTGGCCGATACGTATTCCGATTTGCATAAGAATGTGGTTCCCTCGCTGGTGGACGGATTGTCGAAGCTGGGGTGGGAGCAGGGCATCCATTATGTTATGAACCAAGAACCGCCGAAAGAGTGGCGCGACCGCATGTACAACGTATGTTCCGACTGGCGCAATACCATGGTGTTCTACACCGGTTTCAACTTCACCTTTATCTCTTTGGACCGTCCGGCCATCGGTGCCGGTCGTTCCTATGTGGGGGTGTTCGGTGATGAAGTGAAGTATTTCCCGGAAGAGAAGTTCACGAACTTGCTGAAGGCCGTGCGTGGGTTCCGGGTCAAATATGGCGATAGCGTATGGTACCGCAGCCGTACACTGACGACGGATATGCCGAATCCGAACCACCTGGGTGAATACGACTGGATTCTCAAGCTGGCCAAGCAGAATGACAAGCGGAAAATCCTTCTCATGTTGCAGGCCGGCTTTGTCTATAACGAGACGAAAAAAGAGTATGTGGCGGCTATGCAGCGGTACAAGGAATTGAAAGATGCTTTCCGGAAAGACCGTTCATTGCAGGCCAAGCTTGATACAGCAGAACGTTCCATGGTGCTTGCAGGCAAGAACATGAAGCGCTGGGAGGAGCGCTGGATTAAGACACGCCGGGGCGTATCTTTCTTCTTCATCTCTTCCTCCTATGTCAACGTGGATGTACTGGGTGAAGACTGGTTCAGCGATGAATTCGCTGAAGGACTGGAAGGTATTCTTTGCAACATCCTTTCCATTATCCCCAAGCTGGAGGCAAGCCAGATGTTCTATTGTAACCTCTCGATGAAGCACTTCTATGCGGACGGATTCTTGAATGAAGTGATAGAGCAGCACCCGTTCGGGTGGGAGCAGGACTGTACGGTGCTCCGGTACCTGGATAAGAATAAACCGTTGGAGGCAGGCATGGATTCCGGCAATATGCTTTCCATGGTGTTCGGGCAACGTAGTGGGCGTGTGATGCGTGTACTCAAAGAACTCTATACATTGCCGCCTAACTCCGTGCGTGAGCTGGCCGATAAGTTCCTCTATTATTTCAAGCCGCACAAGCGCAAGATACTGAAGCTTTATTATGACCGCTCCATGAACAACTACAAGGGGGTGGGTGCGGATATGGCCACACAGATAAAGAAGAACATCGAGACGGATGCGGAGGGCAGGCGTACTGGATGGCAGGTACAGCTGATGAGCTTGGGGCAGGGCAACATCGGTAGCAATTTGGAATACCGGTTCTTCATGGACTTGCTCAGCGGTAACTTGGAGCGCACGTTGTTTACACTGTTGATTGACCAGCACAACTGCCCGAATCTCAAGTCGGAAATGGAGGTGACAGAAACCAAGGTGGCTACCCGGCCGGACAGCTCCAGTGTGATAGTCAAACAGAAGACTGGAGATAAGCTGCCTGCACATAGATTGCCTAAAGAATCCACTAACCTGACCGATGCCTTGAAGTATTTCATCCTGCGCAAAGAGATTATCCGCATCTGGAGGATGGGCCGCAATGTGTCCGGTGCCGCTTCGGTGTGACATTTCTTTTCTGTTTGCTTTGGCTCTGTTGTCCGTGAGGATGGCAGGGCCTTTCGTTTATGGGAGAGGCCGAAGCGGGTGGGATTGGGAGCATCGGGTACAAATTGTAAAGGTTTTGTCATATTTCCGAATCTGAAAGGGCGCTTGCGACCGCAAATCACCGACGGCGCGGCTCGGGCAGCAAGCTGACTCATCCCTACAACAGAAGTTGCAGGGATGGGTTTTCTTTTTGGTTTTCAAGGAGGTGGATTTTTGATTAGGGTGTTTCTGTACCCAAAAACGCCCCATTGGGAGAAGAAGTCATCCCGATACGGGGTGGGCGCGCGAAAAATCCCGTTATACAAGTCTGGTTTAGGTGCCGGTGGCGGTATATCCTATGTCAAACTTGCATAACGGGATTTTTCGCGTCTTAGCGGTAGAAAGCGGTGCTTTCTGTCTGTTTTTATGAAACGCCCCTCCATTAGGAAGGGCAGAGCGGTAAGCGTTCCGCTTGGCGTGCCTCCGTTTCTTTTCCGCAACTCCTTTTCATTTCCTGCATCTCTGTATGCGGTCAGGTAGTCTTTTGAGTCCGCAAATGTAGGGCACCGGTCTGACAAGCAAGGTCGGGCATTGTCCGCTAAAAAATCTCCAGCCCTACGGGTAGTATTCAAGCCTTCGGTTTTAGTCGGAACCTTGCGGAATGTCATCCTCGGCACCTCAATTATTGCGGCATCAAAAGGCAACCATACCGCACGTCATACAGACACGCCGGAATAAAAAAAAAGTCGTTCTGGGAAACGGAGAAAATTAAAAAAGGCTCCACCCGACGACTCCAGAAATCCAGAATAAATTAAAAACTTACAGTTATGGCAGCAAAAAGAAACATCCCCGAAGCATGGAAAAATCAATGGTCTAAATTCATGTTTAACTTCTTTGATTACTTGCCTACCAAGTACGAGGCTAACAAACGGGAGTGGTCTATCCGCAGGATGATATGGGATTTTAAGGACGGGAAGCGCAGTGCGTCTGTGGCAGAACTTGTAGCAAAGAAGATGCGTGAGCAGTTCGGTGCGGAGGTTTGCAACGTGACGTTGGTCTGCATACCAGCCAGTAGCGGAGAGAAGAACGAAATCAGATACAAGGCTTTTGCCGAAGAGGTGGCACGGCTGACGGGGTGCAGGAATGCGTACAAAGCAATTACCATTGAGGGTGGACGGCTTGCCATCCATGAGACGAAAGCGGCCAAGACGGTGCAGACGGTGGAGGTCATCAAGTTTGATAAGCGTTTTTTCAAGGGTAAGAAATGCCTTGTATTCGATGATATACTGACGCAGGGGCATAGTTACGCACGGTTTGCGTGTGCACTTGAAACGCTTGGAGCAGAGGTTTTGGGAGGCTATTTCTTAGGCAAGACAATTCTTTTATAACAATTTAATCCATACAATTATGAATACTCTTTTTGATAACGATTGCCGCTACATGAGCGACAGCGAACTGATTTACGAAATCAGCAACAACAGACAGATTGTTTCGGACATCGAACGCAGCAACGAAGTGATAGACCTTGAAAAATTGTTTTCCTCTTTGACTCCTGGACGCAGGAGGGTAGCCGTGGCAGCCGTGGAGATGTACAAGAGACAACTGTCGCAGCAGGTGGAACGTAGGCAAATAAGGATGAGCAAAGACGTATACGAACTGATGGAGCCGTTGATAGGAGATTTGCCGAATGAGGAATTTTGGGTAGTGTCGATAAACCAAGCCGGACGGATTATCAAGAAAGTACGCATATCGGTAGGCGGTATTGACCAGACTTCAGCGGATATAAGACTGATTATGCGCGTGCTGATTGATACGGGGGCGGTGCAGTTCGCAGCGGTGCACAACCATCCGAGTGGCAACAGCCGACCGAGCAATGAGGACAAGAGGCTGACGGAGCAACTTAAAAAGGCGGCAGGGTTATTCAATATTAGGATGATAGACCATGTGATTATAACGAATGGTGGATATTACAGTTTTGGCGATGAGGGGCTGATTTGACGGAGGGGTGCAGGGCGCACCCATTCCGTTTGCTCGCATGCTCGCAAACGAAATGGGGCCCGAAAAGCGGAATGACTGGTCGTGTTACCGTTCCTTCAACCACGGAGGGGATTTTTACTTATGGTAATAAAATAATTACCCTATTCTTTGTGGGTAATAAAATAATTACCTATCTTTGCAGAGTAATCAAAAACAGATAACGATATGCCAACAATTTTAATTTTATTCGGTTTGAAGTTTAGAATTTATGTACGTGACCACGAACCGGTGCATGTACATGTACTCAGTCAAGACGGTGAAGCCAAGTTCCAGGTAGGTGATGAAATCCGGTTGATGGTCAATAAAGGAATGAAGCCCAAAGACATAAAACTGGCTGAGTCTATTATTGAAGAGAACAAAGAGTTGATTATTACAGAATGGGTTAAGATATACGGCAAATAAGCCGTATATCTCTATACATAGAAAGGAGTGATTATGGTAGCGAAAAAAGTTTGGTTCGAAGGTGAACGAATCTACATCGAAACTGATGACGGTCGTACGTTGTGGCAGTCAATCTTGTATTATCAAAGATTGAGGAATGCCACCAAAGAGCAGCGCGAGGATTATGAGCTGGGAGCTTTCGGCATTCACTGGGAAGAGATTGACGAGGATGTTTCTTACGAGAGCTTTGAATATGATGATCCAGAACCGGCAGGTATCTCCCGCTTGTTCCTTACACACCCGGAGATAAACGCTTCGGCTGTTGCCCGACGGATGGGGATGCAGCAGAGTTTGTTGGCACAGTATATACGGGGAATTAAACGTCCCTCAAAAGAACGGGAGCAGGCGATATTGAATACGGTGCGTGAAATCGGAAAGGAATTGAGCGGTATTTCAATTTAAAAAGAGAAGCGGAGCAAAAAACTCCGCTTTTCTTTTGTTGTTTCAAAAGAAACTCTCATCTTTGCAGTGCTAAACAGTTACGGTCACACCGTATCGCAGAGCGCGGTCAATGCTCAATGAATTTCAGTGGGCTTTTTTTATGCCCATACATTAACCATTTTACTGACGTCAGTAAAATGATACATACGAAATAGGCGGCTGCCTTTCCCATTACACTTTTGCTCTACGAGCGGAATCTGTAACTGTTTAGCGACACGGGAAATGGCAGCCGTTCTTCTTTTAAGAAAATTGCCTAAAATGCTAAACAGTTACAGTATGAAAAATCAAACATCCGGTGCGCTTATCGCACCAGAACCCGCAGGGATTCGTGTATCCGAGAACTTGAAAGCTCTGAATGAGCAAGTATCCAACATCCAATGCCGCTACTACCGCGTCCTGGCTCCCGATTGCGAAATAAAGACCGAAGCCGATTGCTGGTACTTCCGTGCCATTGTCTGGGCATGTGCCGCGATGGTGTTCCCTCCCCTACTGGCGGCAGCCGCGTTGTGTGTTTATAAGGCAAAGAAGTGCCGGAAAGGGGGTGAGGCATGAGCAAACATAAAAAAATCAGCGAAGATGGCATATTTGTAACGAGCCAACGCAGTCATTCAGCTACCAACACCGATGAATATAGTTATATGTTGTCGTATGGTGGTAATTATATAGCTTGCGATATGTCTGCCGATGAGTTACGTGAAATCATTTCCTGCATGCAAAATGCCCTAAAGGCTAATGGGGAAGGAGGTGAGAAATGAATACCGAAATCAATAACATCGTATTGACCTCCTCCATCAGCGAAACCATCTCGATTTTACAAAATGGCGTTGCCAGTGCTTGTTGCAATACCATAGATAGAGCTACCGGATTAATCCTGGACTTGAAAGTCGACAATGAAGTTAGTGCTGATGACATTATATCCGTAATAAGTGATTTACGCATTGTGTCATCCATGATAAGAAGCTTGACTCCGGAAGAAGAGAAAGGAGGCGCACAATGAGCAAGAAGATAGGATTCCGTTCTTATCAAAACGACGAAGAACCGGACAAACAAGACGAATTGGAGAAGCAACAAACCGAGCGGCAGAAAGCCATAGCAAACTTCATCGGCCAGAACTATTCACCCATCGGTACCACTTCACAGAAATGTTACAAGACCACCGCTGAACTGGTATATGAGCTGTCGAACATTGTCGATGTCGCTCCGATGGCGCTGGCCAAACAACTGGCTGATGGGGGGTACCATGTAGAATATTTGGCAGGACAACCCTACTGGGTGATGTACGAGAGAGCATAAATTCGTGCGGCTGCACCTCATTTTGTACGAACTTGTACAAATCGGTGCAGCCGCATTTATTTGATAAATAAAATGTTATGAATCATCCGCACGATTGTACGGCTTTTGGCCCTTATTATAGGGTGAAGCTATTGAAACATTGCATGCCTTCCCGCTTGCTCTCATCCATGACGTGCGCATAAATCATCGTTTCCCGGATATTGCTATGTCCAAGCAATTTTTGCAGGCTGGATAAGTCTTTTGTTTTCCGGAGATAAATAGTTGCAAACGTATGTCTTCCTGTCTTGGCCGATATTTTTTTGTTAATCCCCAGTTCTTTGGCAATGGCCTTCAACTGTCGGTTAACGACCTGGTCACATTGAACGTTCCTGAACAGACGTCCTTCTTCCCTACCCTCTGCCCATTCTTCCAGAAGTTTTTCCGCAGGTACCGGCATCGGAATCTTTATCGGTTCCGGTTTACAGTTCCGGTTCTTCACACGGTAGTAAGTCAGCACATCATTGTTTACCTGCTCGATACAGAACATACGTGCATCCGTAATGTGCATGCTCGTGAAACACATGAAAAGGAAGAAGGCCAAGGTCAGCTGAAGCTTTTCCGGCAATGTTCTTTGATAGTATAATTGCACAAACTGCATCAGCTCCTCTTCTGTCAGATAGTCCACATCGCTTTTTATTCTTTTGATATGGAATTCCTGGAAAGGATTTTCTTCTATATAGCCCTTTCTGTAGGCTGCGGTGACATATATCTTGATGGTGGACATATTACGTTGTGCGGTTATCTCCGTATTTCCAAGCTCCTTTTTCATGTAAATCAGGTAGTCAGTCAGATAATCCGGAGTAAGGTCCCGGAACTGTAACAGTTCATTATATGCCTTGAACTTTTTCATACAGCTCAGATGATGCTTGAACGTTCCCATCTCTATTCGCCGGCTGTAGGTTTTCATATGCTCCTTCACGAAATCATGGAAAGTCTTATAATCACTTGGATTGTTATACTCCCGCATGAAAATATCTTTTGTCAAAGCCTGGTTCCTCAGCCGGAACTTCACCAATATATCGTTGACACGTGCTTTCAGGTTACTCACAATAAGATTTATATCCTTTGCTTCCTTACTGTTTCCTTTGAGGAGTCCGCTTTTCTCATCAAACTTAGCAACAGGTACAGACACTTTGCAAGGAAGCATTAACTTTTCCTTACCGAGATAAAAGGTTATATATAGCGGAGCATTGCCCTCTTTGGTCAATCTCTGCTTGTTCTGGATGACTCTTACCGTACTCATTTTTGTTTTCTAAATTATTTCTACCCACCGGAAAAGTGGAACTACGGAAAGCTGTGTTTCTGCTATGTTACCTACTTTTTGCACAAATTCTGTAGAAATTGGCAAGGTAGTAAATCGTTGATACCCAGCTAAACGACGAAAGGCAAGCAGCCTTTTTATCGACTACTTGCCTTATCGTTGTGATTCCGTTGCGATTCGAACGCAAGACCCACGCCTTAGAAGGGCGTTGCTCTATCCAGCTGAGCTACGGAACCAGCCTTAATTGCGGTGCAAAGGTACGCTTTTTTACGAATATTGCAAATTTTTGTATCACCTTTTTTCGTTACCTATGTATAAAAGGCTCATTTGCTACATAAAAAGTAATGATTAGTTACCTTTACAAACAAGATACACGGTATTTATATACAGATGTATTAAAACATTTTGCAAATTATCAATGTTACTAATTATAAAAAGTAAAAATATGGAGGAATATTCAAATAGGAAAAGTAGCATTGACCCGAAAATGAATGAAAGAGTAATAACAGCTAAATTTTAAAGAGATGGAATGGGAAAATCAGTTGATACAAGAATTGCAATGGTCAAATAAAATCAGCAATAAGGCGAGTAAGGAATTGGTAGCCCAGGAGATTGCCGGACTGGCCAAAGACGGTGATGTCATAGGAGCAGGCTCCGGCTCTACCGTTTATCTCACTTTGTTTGCATTAGCTCAACGAGTTAAACAAGAATCTTTGCATATAGAAATCATTCCGGCATCTGCCGAAATTTCGATGACATGTATACAGCTTGGCCTGCCGCAAACTACTCTGTGGAATAAGCGTCCGGATTGGACATTCGACGGTGCAGACGAAGTGGATCCGCATAATAACCTCATCAAAGGACGTGGTGGAGCCATGTTTAAGGAGAAACTCCTAATTAAAAGCAGTGGCAAGACTTACATCATTGTCGATGAGAGCAAGCTTGTCAGCAAACTGGGGAGCAAATACCCCATACCGGTGGAAGTGTTTCCACATGCTCTCTCCCATGTGGAAAACGAGATACGCTTATTGGGAGCTTCAAAAATCAGCCTACGTCTTGCAGAAGGAAAAGACGGTCCGGTATTTACCGAAAACGGTAATTTCATTCTTGACATTCATCTCAGCAACATTGTTCCTGATTTGGAACAGAAACTGAAAGCCATTACCGGGGTTATCGAAAGCGGGCTGTTCATTGGTTATGACATTACAGTCCTAATGGCAAACCGCTGATGTACCAAAGTACAAATAAGGCAGTCCATGCCAATAGAATGACTAAAGAATATCTCCAAGTATACTTCAGTAGTGAACCATAAGTGGATTGCCTATCATATTGCTGCATATAGGTCAAGACAAGTGGCATGTAGAACATAAAAGGTGTTATGGCATTTGTTGCACTGTCACCTATACGGAACGCACATTGGGTCATATCCGGCGAAATGCCCATACTTGCCAATACCGGAACAAAAATGAAAGACATAAAAGCCCATTTAGCTGTGGCAGATACCATAAAGAGATTGACCAGCGCCGTAAAAAGAATGAAGAGAATCAATATCCATAAACTACTCAAAGAGGCGGAGGACAGCAGATTAGCGCCTAAAATGGCAATGCACTTGTCCAAGTGGGAATATTCAAAACAAGCAAACATCTGTGAGGCAAAGAAAGCTATCACAAAATAAACGCCCAGCAGTTTCATCGGCTGCGTAAGTCCTTCTATCACATCACCGTCCGTACGGTATCGGCCGGAGGCAAAACCATAGACCATCCCCATCAAACCTATTCCAAACGAAAGCAAAAACAGAATACCAACTATAAACGGAGAACGAATCAGCCCACCATTGACACTCCGCAATATCCCCCATGAAGAGAATGTAGCCCACAGAATAATGGCAATATACAGCAAGCCTGCAAATACAGCTCCCAACATAGCTCTCCGTTCCTTGCGTGACAATTGCTTGTAACCATTAAAATGAATATCCCCTGCGTACTCTCCCAAACGTGGCAACAAGCTCCTGCGGGTAATATGATAAATGATGAATGCAAGCAGGAACGTGGAAACAAAGAGAAAATAATAATTGCACAGCGGTCCAGTCTGCCCCGGAGCAATATTCATCCTATCAGCCGCTTCTTGCGTTACAGAGGCAATCATGGGGTCTAATGTACTCAAAAACACATTAGCGCTATAGCCACAAGAGACTGAAACATAAGCTGTAATTATACCTCCAATGGGGTGCAGACCGACGGACTGGAACAAAGTTGCAGCTATCGGCAACAGAATGATATATCCTGCATCTCCCACTATATTGGACAACAGTCCTAAGACAATGACCAGCAGAATAATGCGCCAAGGATCACGTGGACGTCGTACCCCCCTGCGAATACATGCATCGATGAAACCCGAATGCTGTGCCACCCCTATTCCGAACATAGCCACAATCACCAGCCCTAACGGAGCGAATCCCGTAAAATTGGTTATGACATGGCGCAGCAGCCAGCGTATGCCCTCCGGACTCAGCAGGCTCTGCACCCGTATTTCTTCTCCAGTCTGCGGTTGCAGCACGCTCAGGCCATAGACATCGAATATCCATGAAAGGAGGATGACTGCCAGCGTCAGCAGGAAGAACATCGTAGCGGGATGTGGCATTCGGAGTTTACTCATCGTCGGCTTCCAGATTGTCTATATTCAAGATTCGAAGTTCCAATGCACGCACCACCAGACGAGTGGCATTCACCCCCACCCGTTCACTAGGCGGGAAAAGACGGCCGACCAAGTCATTCTGCCGTTTCTCCAGCGACTTGACTCCAAAAGGCATTCCCCTAAGATTGGCAATCATTTCTTTGGTATAGCCCAATGCCAAATGACGGAGGAAACGCTCGTCATACTCATCAATATCATAGCTTATGATTGCTTCCTGACGTTTTGCATCATTCAGGACAGATTTCTTGAAGCGTTCCACTATCTTCTCCAGTATCGGATAGTTAAAGACCAGCTTCTTGCCGTCCATCACTGCCTGCACATCGGTTTTGGTCAGCAACTCTCCGGTTTTCAGGATAATGCCGTCGGCACCGGCTTCAAGTACGTCCACCCATAACTTCTCATTCAATATTTCTCCCGTGAATATCAGCACATGTACTCCCGGATAACGCTTGAAGATATTCCGGCAGATGTCCACCCCGATTGTGGTCGAACCTCCCAGTCCCAAGTCCAGCAGAACAAGATCCGGCACGCCGGCTTCAATCAATGTCCAGAACTCCTGCTCAGTCATAGCAGTACCTATTACCTCCGCATTGGGAATTTCATGGCGGAAAATCTCTTCCGTCCCTTTCAGCTCCAACTTGACATCTTCAACGATGATTACTTTAAATTTTTTGTCTTCCATATTTCATTTTTTCGGTAGCGTAAAATATATTGTAAAACCTCCTTCCTTTCCCGGTTCGGCATTGATACGGCATCCCCGGCGTCCGGCAAACTCGTCATGGTCGCGGATAATCTGCTTGCACACCAGATATTCCGTACCATACAGTTCTCCTTTCTCACCGGCCGTCATGCGGGACAAGTCGGGATAGAACAATTGGTTCAATTCTTCACGGGTCTTTTCCCTGCGCATATCTGTAAACAGAAAACGTATAAATTCCCCATCTTCCCGGGCCGACAGACAGACAGCTCCATCCAGAGTTACGGAGCAAGCCTCGTCTATCAGGTTTTCAAGCAGGAAACGCAACTGGTTCCAGTCACCGGTAATCCGTCCTTCCAACAGTTGTATCTTAAAATCAATATGCGCCTTGTTTCCCTTATACACTTTGCGGAAATATTTCCCGGCAGTAGCCATAAGTTCCGGCACAGATATTGTCGCACGCCTGAAAGTCACCTCTTCCAACTGGCGGGAAGCGCATGAACTGAGTGTCGTAAAGATACCTTTGTAATACTCTATCAATTCGCTGATGGCAACCACCGTTTCCCGCTCCTCCGCTTCTGTCTGTTTGCCGGACCGCAGTTTCCCTATCAGCTGCTTTATCTTGTTCGGATAATAAATCGTTTCATGCTTGATGGTCGAAAGACAATTATCCAGCACCATGTTCTGTACATGCAGCAAACTGTCTTCCCAGGAAGCTCGCCGGGCTTCATCTTGAGCCACTTCGATGTCCCGGTATTTCGTAGCCAACTTAACCACTGCATTGAAGATTACAATGGAGACATAACGGGCTATCAGTTCCAAAAGCAAATGGTCGGTCTCCTGCTCCGTACCTTCCCTGCGTTCCAGACACAGCACACCTATGCAACGACACATATTTCCCGCATCCACAACAAGCGGCAATGTTTGTATACCCTTTTCCGATATGTACTCTTGCTGCTCAAAGCAATTCTCCATATATTTCCTCCAGATAGGCAACTCGTCCACGGCGGTATCTTCCACTGGATTGGAAGTGTATTCCAGCTTATGTGTAGTCTCGTTGTATACAGCTATGCTTAACCGGTCGATACTCAAAAGTTCGTTCACTGCATCAAAAGCGGAACCTACAATCTGCCGCGGGATTTCCTTCAATGTATCCTCCTCACGCTGCAACATTTCCTCCATATCCGAAACCGGCAACAAGGAGGCATTGAACACCTTTCCATTAATTTCCAGTACTTGCTCCAGATTCCAGCGGTTCACCAGACGCTTACGGAAATAGAGTATGTAATATCCCGACAGTAATACGAACAGCAAAATCACCGCCAGCAAAATGCCCACCATCTTGTTGTTGGTGGAACGCTCCAGCTGCCGGCAATATTCTTCCAAGGATTGGTCTTCTCCCAACAGTTTGTATAAGGTAGTGTAGGCAGCATTATTATAACTATAGTCATCCCATTGCTTCAATGCAAGAAATGAGACAGCCGCTTCATTCCTGATATCCAGAATTACATGGAAATCCGAATTGAACATCTGGTTCCACCAATCCAGTTCCGCAGGCGCCCCGTCTCCCGTCAGCGTCATATAGCGATGTATAGGATGGGCGTATTGCTTGTAATGTTCGTTCAGGCAATACATTGCCGAATCTATGTATTGTAAAGCCAGTTCGTATTCTCCGTCTACATTGCAGTAATAAGCTTCATTGGCATAATCGGAGGCTTCGTCCAGCAAAGCTTCGTATTCATTCTGTGCAAGCAGTGCCAAAGAATCCGGTAACACCTCTCCGGAAGCAGGCTGTTCCACAGCATGCCGGCAGGATGACATGCACAAAGACAACACGACGAGCAACACCGACACGGACTTACGGATACCGGCAGGCAGACGGAAATAAAAACGGCTGCCTTTTCCCAGCCCGCTCTCCACATTGAACAGACAGACCTTGAACAAATCATTCGTCTTGCGATATTTTTCAATGATGCCCTTACAGTTCATCAGTCCAAAGCCACTTCCTTTGTTCTTCCTCAATTCCTCCTTGTCGGGAGCGTCACTCATACCGATGGCTTTCGAGTCATATACTTTTTCTCCCACGATGCGGGCTACATCTTCCGGTGACAATCCACAACCATTATCCTCTACCGAGATTTCCACGTAATCCTCCTCCTGCCGTGCATATACTTTCACCATACCGCCCTGAGGGGTATATTTACGGGCATTCTCTGCCAGTGTATTTATCATAAACAATGTAAGGGCTTTGTCTGCCTTCACCCGGATATCCGTAGGCTGCACCTCCAACGACTGTCTCTTCATCTCGAATGTACGGCTTCCTTTCCTGAGCAGCTCGAAAAGTTCATTCAATTCGAACGTCTCTATGTTCAGGCTAAGGCTTCCTTGCTTCATCTTTATCCAAAGGGCAAGAATATCATTGTATTCGTTGATGGTAGTAACCAACTCGTCGATATACTGGTATTTCTCCTCCTTTATCCGTTCCTCTTTGATGAATCCTTTTTGAGTCAGTTTCTGCACTTCGTTGATGATACGGTCTATGTACGGATGAATCCCGTTGACAATAGCCATACATGCTTTCTTTATCAGATTTTGCCGTTTGTTCCCCGCGATGTGCTGCTCGTAAATGTAGCGTTGCTTTTCCAGTCTGCGGCGCTCATCCCCAAGGGAGATGGACGTCATGCCGTTGTCGATTGCCCATTGGATATAGGGGGTTATCACCCGTACCATCGCCTGCTCATCCTTGCTCATCCGACGCGGGAACACTAATTGCCCGTTGTCTATGCGGATGTCCTTCACTCCAAACAGCTTTTCCAATTCCGGGCAGACAGCCGTCCGGATAGAGTCGATGATTTCCTCCTCAGTCTGTGCATCTGCCGGAATGGATGCCGTTATCTTCTGACAGATATCCAGCATCAGCTGCAGACGGCGGAGATGCACTCTGTTCCGGTCTTTGGAACGCTTGTTGAAAAACCAGAAAAAGAGGGATACAAGCACGAAGCCCACAATGACCAGTGACAACACGACGTTGAGCTGCCCCGCCTCCTTTTCCAATGCTTGATAGCGGCTTTCCAGCTCTTTATCCTGGCGTGTATCTTCAAGGATATCCAGGTAAATATTGCGGTTATAGTCTGATTTTTCTTTCATCCCGAGTCCTGCATACGAAACGCTCAACTGTTCACGAATACGTGAAATCCACTCGGGCACGGTTTTCAGTTTCTGCTCCATCCATGCCTTCTCCGCACAAATCGTATCTCGACGGTCAAATGCTTTCAGCCAGTCCAAACTATCGTGGCAGTCATAGAAAAGGCGGTGATGGTCATTTACACATTCCAGAGCAAGTTTTAGCGTGTCAAGAGCTTCTGTATAGTGACTGTGGGCATTCAGGTATTTGCCGATAGATACATATGCACCTGCTATCTGATACAAATCCTTGTATTGGCTGAATTTTTGCAATGCCAACTGCCCCAGACGCATGGGAAGCAGCGAATCTACCGGTACTCCAAAACGTGTCAAGGCATGGGAGCGGCGGTCTTGAAAAAATGCGTAATTATCCGGTGAAGCCATCAAGTTGGCAAGTCCCTGCACTCCATTGCCCTCAAAGTAAAGATAGCCCTTGCGCGAAGCCAACTGCCATGCGGTATAGAGCTCATCAAATTCTCTCAGTCTTCGCTCATCCGGTGTCTCACCCTCGCATAAGGCAGCAGAACCTTTGATGTAGTGATAATACAACAGCTGATTGGTATCTGCCAGCAACTCTTGTTTTTTAGTAACTTCATTAATAGAGGCTACAGCTTCCGGACGCTGTTGCAAATAATAATAATACACAGCAGATACAATATAAAATTCCGAACGGGCATAATTCAAACGCATTTGCTCGTGTTGGTCCACAAACAGATTGTCATCCTCCGCTATTCTTTTCATACGGTGCAAGGCACTATTGCGATAATCGTAGAACTCCTTGTTCAACGCCGTCCGCTGATAAATCTTCATCAAACCGATGTCGGCAATAAGGAGTTCCAGTTCATTCTTGGTCAGATTATAGACATCCATATGAAACTTTTCGGCCTGCTCAAAATCCATGCGCATAAAAGCACAAAAGCCCAGATTATTGGATGCTTCCGCTTTTCCTTGTTTATAGAGGCTGACTTCACGGTAGGCCCTTGATGCCGCATGGCAGGATGAATCCAGGTTTTTATAACGAAAAGCATAAGCCACCTGGTTTAGAGAGTCGATAAGGCGTACTTCCTTCATGGGTGCCGTTCCCACACACGAAACCATTGTTGTACAAAGGCACAACAACCCCGCAAACCATATAAAAGAAAGTCGTTTCATAAAGCAAAGCTACGAATAAATCCGGGAAAGAAAAATAATTTTTATACAATAACTCTTGTTTTATGTAACGGGAAATTCCTACCTTTGCATGCAAATTAACAAATAGGTAACATCTATTACACAAATGAGCGAAAAAGCACCCTTTATGGTATTCTCCGGAACAAATTCGAGATACCTTGCAGAGAAAATCTGCGCTAGCCTTGATTGCCCTCTGGGAAAGATGAACATCACCCATTTTGCAGATGGTGAGTTTGCAGTCTCTTATGAGGAATCTATCCGTGGCTCGCATGTATTCCTGGTTCAATCAACCTTCCCTAATTCTGACAACTTGATGGAACTTCTGCTGATGGTTGATGCTGCTAAAAGAGCATCGGCAAAAAGCGTTGTAGCCGTTATCCCTTACTTCGGTTGGGCACGTCAGGACAGAAAAGACAAACCCCGTGTTTCCATCGGCGCCAAGCTGGTGGCCGACCTGCTCTCTGTTGCAGGTATCGACCGTCTGATTACGATGGACCTTCATGCAGACCAGATTCAAGGTTTCTTCAATATTCCGGTGGATCATTTGTATGCATCAGCAGTATTCCTCCCCTATATTGAATCCTTGAAACTGGAAGACTTGGTAATCGCCACCCCGGATGTCGGCGGTTCAAAACGCGCCAGCACATTCTCCAAATACCTCGGTGTACCCCTGGTATTGTGCAACAAGACACGCGAAAAAGCAAACGTGGTTGCCACCATGCAAATCATCGGTGATGTAAAAGACAAGAATGTAGTATTGGTAGACGATATTGTAGATACAGCAGGAACCATTACCAAGGCTGCCAACATCATGCTGGAAGCAGGAGCCAAATCTGTCCGTGCCATTGCCAGCCACTGCGTAATGTCCGACCCTGCTTCTTTCCGTGTACAAGAATCCGCACTAACGGAAATGGTATTTACTGATAGTATCCCCTACTCTAAAAAATGTGACAAGGTTAAACAGTTGAGCATTGCCGATATGTTCGCCGAAACCATCAAGCGGGTGATGAACAATGAATCAATCAGTTCACAATACATTATCTAA